TAAATTTCAGGTAAATACTGCTGAGCAAATGTGTCAGTGTTTCCAGCACCACCGTCATTAAATTTTAAGTAGTTACTATTTAAAATCTCTTGTGTTTGAGATGGAATAATACTACCAAATTGAGGAGTTAAACTCATAATTTTAATTTTTATTAGTTAAATTTTCTAGTTTTTATTTTTAATTTTGTAGAGTCAGCACCAGAAATAGCTTTAACTTTAAATCCGTTTAAGAAAACCTCACCTTGTTGTGATCTAGCTTTAGTATCACTTAAGTTTTTTGATTTGTTTACAACGTCTTTAACAGCGTCGGCTTTTCCTTGCTCATAAAAATGAGCTGCTATTTTATCTACGTTTTCAGCAGCATACATAGCTTTATGATAACCATTAACATCTGAAACGTTGCCTTTATCGTCTAAGAACTTCTTGACGAGGTTTGTTATGTTAGATTGGTTTTCTGCAACTTTATCTTTGTTTTGAATATTATACTTATATTTCTTTTCACCTACAGTGATATCAAAACCTTTGAAATCATCGCTAAAAAGTTTTTTAGTATTATTCTTAAACAACTCATGTTGTTGCTTAGCTTGTTCTTGCTCCTTGTTATATCTATTGAAAAAGTCCATAGCTTTTTGTTGCTCTTGAGTTACGCCGGGTCTCAACTTGATTTCGTCGTAATATTTTTTCTTTGTTTGCTCTAAAAAGTTTTTGGCTTTTGCAACTTCTTCTTTAAACGCAAGTTTCTTTTTGCGTATATCTCTTTCCTCATCTACTTCTTCATCAAATACAAAATCTTCTAATAAAAGATCTACGTCTGAATTATCTAAATAAGGTTTATTTTTTTTGTAATATTCTTTTAATAGTGTAACATCGTCAATGCTAGAATAGTCAGCATTTAAACGAGTATAATCTTCTATTGTACCACCAGTTTCTTCCATAAAAGCAACTAGCTTTTCAATATTTTCAGGTAATGGTTTACCTAATATTTTTTCATCTCTTACAGCTTCTTTAACTTCTGCTTCAACTTGTTTAACTTCAGCTTCTGTTACTTCTTGGATCGGAGAAAACCCTTCAGCAGTCTCGTTGGACTCTTGTACAGGTTCTCCCACCTTTGCGCTATCTCCGGATGGTTCTTCCACAGATACCTCCTTTGTTTCTCCGATTTGAATGGCATCTTCTTTTTCTTCTTGTTTTGGAATTACTACTTTTTTAACCTTAGCTTCTAATTCAACTAAAGGTTCTTTTGGATTTATGTTTACTTTAGTAACATTATCCTTAGTTTCATTTAATTTTTTTGGTGTCTTCTTTTTTGTTTTTAATTTAAAGTCACCTTCCTGCTTAACAGGTTCATTTGTTTTTATTTCTTCTGACATAATATAATATAATTAAATAATTAAATAAAGCTTATAAAAATTGCTCTATTCCTGTTGATTGTTGATTTTCAAAATCTATTGGTAAACCGTCGTTTTTTCTTTGGCTTATCATTTCACTTTGCTGCGTTGCTTGCAATTTTGTTCTTTTATCTTTACGATCTTCTATTGCATTTTCTTTTTGCTGCATAGCTCAAGCTGCTTTAACTGCATATCAAACTGATGTTTTATCTGCAATTTTTGTTGATCAAGCTTTGCTTGTATTTCCATTTTTTGTATTTCCATTTGAGTTCTAGCTTGTTCATATTGAACTTTAGAACCTGAAATAGCTTCTTGTTTTTGAACTTCAGCCATAGCTGTTTTTTCAGCAGTAGAAGCTTGAGCGTCAGCTTGAGCCTGTATATTAGATTGTTGTATTTTAATATCTTGCTGTTGTTTACGCTTACGTTTTATTTTAAGCATTTGATTAGCAAGTTTAATATTTTTTATTTGACGTAAATCTATAGCGTCATCTAAATCAATATTACCTGCCTGTAAAGCAACTTGAATATTAGCCTCTAGTTTAGCTTGTTCTTCTTCATCTGGTTCTAGTTCTAAGAATATACCAAAATCATGTAAGTTTAAATCAATTAAATTCTCTAAAGTTTTAACATTAAATGTAGATATAGAGTTTTGTAAAGAATTAGCTGTTAAAGGAAAGCTTAAAGCGTCTGCTATTTTTAATGAAATATTCTCTGCTATTCTTAATGTTATATATAATCCAGATTGATTTATATGTCTTGTAGCTGTATTTGAAGCATTAGCTGCTAGTTTTTGTAATCCAACCAATGTATTTCTATCAGGCAAGCTACCATCTCTAGCTTCATTAAGTCCGGTTACGTCGCGTATCATTTGTAAATAATATTGATACGTAGTAATTAAACTTTGTATTTTAGCGCCTCCACTACTACTTTGTAGTTCTTGAATTGGCACTTTACCTCTATTTAAATCACCATCTTGTGTCAATGATCTACCAACAATAGAACCTGTTTGAAAATACATGTTTAATGCTTCAGCTGGATTATAATTAGTGCCATTACCAAGATCAACTTCAGCAAGTCCGTCCATATCTAAATACACGCCATCTGGTACCATGCGAGATAACACTTGTTGTAGTTTTAAATGTGTTAATTGTATCATGTCTGCAAAGCCTACACACTTGCTTACTAAAGACTCTATTCTACCTTTATACATACGCGGCGCGCATATAGAATAATTCATTTCAACTTTTGTAGTATCAGCATATGGCCTTGACATATTTTCAGCAAGTTCCCACTTTAACATAGTGTCAGTTCCTAAAACTTTAGCACCGCTATATAATACTTCAATAGATCTAGATACTCTTTCAAACATATCGCTTTCTGGCGGATTAAAAGTGTCTGGCTTTTCAATAGCCTTCATTAATCCTTGATCTGTTTGTTTTATTTTAAACACCTGATCGTTATATGTTTTATAATCAAAATATAAAACTTGTACAGTATTTTCATCATAACCTCCCCAACCAGTAATATACTGCCTGTTGCCAGGCATTTTTTGTATACGCTCTAACTCTTTATTAGAAATATTAGGAAATTCTTTTTTAAGTTCAGGTATTGTTATTGATTTTATTTCGCCAACATAATATATGTCTTCAAAATTAGGATCTTCAGTATATGAGTAAACCATGTAAGCGGGATCTACGTAATCAACTGTTATACCATTTGCGGTGTTAAAATTAGTTTTACAAGCTGCAATACCAATTGTAACTAAATCCATATTTATTCTACGTCTAGTTAAATTGTATTTGTTTTTAGCCATAATTGTAGATATAGCTTCTTCTTCAGCTATTTCAATTGACTGCTTGTATTTTAATTGCATGTGAAGCTCTAGCTCTTCTTCTGATTCTGGTATTAAATATGTATTAGAAGTTTGATATAAATCAATACCTAAAACCTGCTTTATATTTTCTATATATTCTTTAGAAATCATATCTTCATATATTTTAGAAGCATATGAAGTTCTTTTCTTTATTGAATTAGGATCTTGTGCGTAAGCTTTAATTTCATAAGCCTTTTGTGATATACCATTTACAACTATGTCTACAAACTTAGATAAAATAGGCACTGGTTTCCAGTCTAAATTTAAATAAGATAAATCACCGTTAATTGACAATTCATCTTTATATTTTTGTATAGACTGCTCTCCTCTGGCATATAAACGCAACTCGTGGAAATTGTTCCAGTTTGTTAAATACCTATTACCGTTAGTTCTACCAGATCTAAACCACTCGTACTCAATAGCCATTGCTACTTGACTACCGTATTCTAAACTACTTTTCTCAGCATTACTTACTACTTGACTTGGAAAAGCGCTATTTGAGTTAGTGTATATATTCATTAACTTATTATTTTTGATGTAGTTCCTCTATTGTCGTATCTTTTTATACCAAGATCAACAGGCTCTAGTTTAATTTTGTTTACAGGCGAATATCTATGTTTATTACAAGCCATTAAAGCTAGTCCAGAACTAATAGAAGCATCGTGCTTTGTTCTATTATTAATATTAAATTTAGCCCAATCTTCTAGTGTTTTTTGAAAATACATATCTCCGTATCCAGTTTCTTTTAAACCTACAAATGTTTCTATATATGTTTCTATAGCTGAAGCATGCGCTTGTTTAATATCTTCACTAGAGTTTGGTATTCCACCTAATTCTCTTTCAGTTATAGATAATTTATTATATTTTCTATCTGGCCTATTCATAGAAAAACCTCTATAACCACGTTTTTTTAAATAATATAAAAGCCTAGGTTTGTTGTTTTCAATTAATATTGGCATACCATAAAAAACGCAAGCCATTAAAACATCTTCAAAAAATATTTCAGCTGTTTGTGGTCTAGCTATATATTCTAGAAAAAAATGATTAGGAGGCACATCTTCCATACAAAACTTTGTTAAGCCGTGTAAAGATCCTTTTGAACCTCTTTTATCTACAGTTCCTGATATATCATATGGATCACATCCAAAAGCACCCATAAAATCATTACCTGGATAATATGTGTTATTTTTTTTATATCTTTTATTTTGTATATGAGACGGCGGCACCCAACTTATTTTAAATCTACCGTTTTTATTTGGAACAAATATAACGTTTGTGTCTTTTTCTGCGTTTTGCCACTGAAAACTACCTTGAGTAATATTTATAGAATTACGCATGTCTTCGTTAAAATCTATTTGTTCGTAAATTTTAGTTAAATTAAACAAAGATTCTTTTGATTCGTCTCTAAACGCGTGCTTCTCTGTTCTAGGAAATTGTCTATAAAACTCATTTAAAGCGTCTTGATCTTGCTTCAATCCAGCAACTTCGTTATCCCAATATTCTATTACACCTAAATCTATAATTTCACCTTGTGGTCCTTTAACAGGTTCGTCTGGTGTTTGGAAGACAGGTATGCCATAAGAATCAATATATCCTTCGTAATTCCATTCCATAGGTATGAACAAGCTATATAATCCAGAGCGAGTTTGTCCATTCGCGTTTCGTTGTGTAACATCTGAGTCATTATATAGTTTTTTAAAGTTGTCGCCGCCTTTGTCTAATGAGTTACTAGTTGAACCCATCATACATTTACCTATAATTCTACTACCTAATCGTAAGCAGGTTTTCGTGACCCTCCAGTTGTTGAGGATGTTCGTCGGACGCTCCCACTTGCCGCTTTCATCGTGGACGAGGAGTTTGAGCTTTTCACCGTCATACGAGTTGTCGCCCGTGTTTTTCCAGTCGATCGTGGTGTCGAGCCCATCGATCTCTTGTAATTGTGCGTTTGTTTCAAGTTTCTTACGCGTGTATTTTGTTGCGGGTACTCTATACGCAAGCTCTGTCTTTGGCCTGTCCATTCCGTCTTGAATTGGTTTGAAAAAGAAGGGGTAGTTAACTGATATCGGTACCACCTTGTCTGTAAACATCTTCTTTGCATCAGGACCAGATTTTGATAATATTCCAAACCTAGAATCGCTTGATATGGTTGCCATATTAACACACTCCCCGGACGCCATAAAGGAAAACCCAGAACGTCTGTTCTTAAGATAGCACATCCCATATGATCTATGGTCGGCCTTGCAAGCTTCCCAGAATATGTAGAATAATCTGTTTGATTCCCTAAAATCTGGTTGCCCAACATCAATCTTGGACCACTGCAAGTACATATAGTGAGTACCAGTAATGTAAGTAGCCACATCCTTATTATAGAACCAAAAGCCTTCTTCCCTGCGGACGAACTCATTATCGATGTAATCATACCATTTTTCTTTGAAGTCTAACGGGTATTGTTCCCAGTCAAAAACAGACTTTATTTTTTTTAATACTTTTGGATATTCAGTGTGTTCCCAAGTATTTGTTTCAAACTTGTGTATTTTGTTTTCTACAGGTAAGGCTATTTTTAGGTTTTGTATTTCATATATTTCGCCTATTTTGCCTGTCTTACTTATAACAATAATATCGTGTTCTTTATTATACCCATATTCCCATTTACTATACCTATTCATTCGTTTAAGAATTTTAGGTTTAATATGGTCTTTTAAAACTTTATATAAACTTTGCTCGTACATTACTTAGATCTACCTTCTGCAAAACCTTTAAAAGCTCTTTCTTCTTTAACTTCTTTTGGTTTTTCGTTTAATAAGTTTTCTTCTTCTTCGATGCGGCTAAGTATTTCAAAAGCATCAAATATAGCAAGCTTTTTTGTAGCCGCAGCATTTTTAAGTCTATCAGCTGATATATCATCGTCTGAATCAACAATAGCTTCTTTAGCTACTTTGATTAATTCCTCTACTGCTTTCTGCCCAGCTTGGATTATATTCTTCTTCGTCTCCTTGGTATTCATACTTAATTACAATATCATTTGATTTCATACAATAAAGTCGTTTATTATCGACTAAAAACTCCCATTCGCTGTTAGGAGTAAATCCTACAAGATCACCTGGGTTGATATTAAGCTGTTCTAATGAACTATTACCATATTTTAATATACCAATAAGGCTTGCTTCTTTATCAAGCGTTAGATCTTGTTTGCTTTTTATAGGTGTTACAAAGCATCTATTATTTATAGTCTTCCAATTGTTTTTGTTTTTATATAAATAAATTTGGTCAATTGCGCAGAAATAATAATCTTCTTTAAAATAAGATCTGCTTTTTTTCTTTTCACCCCTCATATCATAAAACGTTCTAAATACGTTTTGATGTATGATTATTAAAGCACCTTTCTTAATAGGCGTAGAAAAAGCTGCTGGTGTTTCAATAACTTTAGCAACTCTATTAACAAACTTCCAGTTTTCTATTTTAGTATTTACAACTAATTTTTTATCACCTACATTAACAGTATTACTGTATTTATCGCCAACTGGTTCAACGATAAAATCATAAAGACTTTTCATTAATATTCTAAATCATACTCAACAGAAATAGCCATGTTAGAATTAAATTTTTTCCATGGCAATACTTCGTTGTTTTTCTTTATATGTATATTATAAGAATTATCTAAGTCATTAAAAAGTATATGAGAAATTTCATGACCACCGTATACTAATTGACCAATAGAGTAATGCATAGCGTCATTTTTATAATCAGATCCAATACTGATTTTTCTAATGTTATTCTGCATTTTCTTGTTCTATTTGAGTGTACTCGCCTGTAACAAGATCAATGTTTATGCTTCCATATTTTTCTTCAAGCTTTTCTTTAGTTTTAGAAAGCTTTTCATTAATTTCAGCAACTCTATGTAACAAAGAGTGTTTTTGAGTTTCTAATACACCTACGTTATTAATAACGTTGTCTAATTCTTGTTTAGTAGATTTTACTTCTTCTAATTCTTTTTTTGTAATTTTTTTAGCTTTTGCCATAATTTAATTTAATTTAATTTAATTTATAATTGTATAGTTTATCTATACTTTATTTTCCTGCTACCAAGTCTGTTGCCGTTGTAGCGTTAGACAAAACATAATCTACAACTACTGGAAACCACTCTCCTTCAGGTACGTTTTTAAATGTAATTGCCTGAGCAGCGCCTGGTAATCCTGATCCACTTGAGCCTGTTGCTCCAGCTGGTATAACTTGAAGATCTGCACTAGAACTTGTACCTACATATATTATTGATCCATTTAAAGAATCAGCAGCTGTTAAAGCGTTTAGTGCTACAGGTGTTACAGTTTTAATATCGTTTGTTATAAAATCAGGTTGATTTGCGTATTGTCCCATTTTTTTATTTATTACTTATTGATTTAAATTTTTCTGCACCGCGCGAACCAAAATAAGCTACATACACGGTTGTTGTTAATGTCTTTAATAGATTTATCCATTCTTGTTCTACTGTAAAATCTATATAACCATGACTATCCA